CTCGGGTGCTGACCTGTAGGTCGGCATGTTGGTCATGTGCAACACGTTGCACATTTCTTACAACCGTTGATGGACCATCTGGATAGATGGCGGAGTTACGTAAGGAACGTATGGTTCTCCGTGAGGCAAATACTATCGAATACTAGCGTTACCGCGGGAAGGTGATTCGATTTCATCAACACCAAGATGTGTTGATGCAATGTGGGAGGTTGAGTGAAAGGTGTGTGGAGTTGGGACTGAGTTCGACACACACTGGCACCTTAGTTAACCTGCATTGTGGTGAGGCTTATATGCATGGACATATAGTCAACACATCTAGTGACAAACTCTGGTGGAGCTGATTACTTCACCATAGCACCACGTATGACATCAATGTACCCAGGAAGATGCTGTTCAGGGGGTTTATCGTTGCTCTGGGACGTGGTAGGCGACATGACTATTTAGTCATTAACAAGCAAGATTATATCTATAGTGTGGTTTCCTAACTAGTGCCACACCGAATCAATAGTTGCTAGTAATAACATTTTAAAATTGCAAAAGCAAGTGCATGAGGCTAAAGCAATCAATTTACCAAATCTGGTCATGCAACCACAACAAACCATTGAGAGTCAACAATTTAGTACACATGGTGAATGGTGTGGACCCAATGTGCCCAGGCAGGGGCACAACCCCAAGCCCATTGATGAATTGGATAGGGCGTGTCGTAGACATGACAAAGCCTATGAAAGAGGTTTTGTTCGGGGTGCTGATGCACAATTTGTGCGTGACACTGCAAAGATTCCTACAGTGGCTGCGCAGTTGCATCGTGCGGCGTTTGTTGCCAAACAGGCGGCCGGTCTCAGTAAAGACCATAGTACAGAAGTTGTTATGTACAAACCACCAGCTCGTGATCTCGTTGGTGTGGAATTGAATCCTGGGCCTAAAGGTAAAATGGTTGGGCCAGTGATTAGCGCTAAAGCGTACGGCGCCTTATTGAAAGGTACGCAACACAAGAAAACCAAACCCAAAAGAGTTCGCAAACAAAAGAAGTCAGGGCGTACCAATGCCCAGTTGACTTTTAATAAAATAAACAATACGGGTGTCAGGGGCACATCCAGTGCTGTAATTCCATTTGATGAGTTTATAACC